AGGAGATACCCCTAGGGGCTCTCCTCCACTCTGCAGTGCAGAACCAAGGTAAGAAATTCTTACCTTTTCTTTCCATAAGAGGAACCTCATGTCATCCATTGATGAAACACAATTCACTACGAAGACCCGTAAAAGGGTCTTCGGAACTGGCTATAAACCCAGTTCGAGTTATGTTTCTTACCAGGATCCTTCGCGTGAGCCGATTTTCTCATCGGCAGAAGGTCCTGAAATGTGTGACGCACAGATTACTGTGTCCGAGGGACATCCTTTGTGGTCCGTACTTCAAGACTACAAAGGTAGTATCAAGCCTGATGTGGGTGGTGATTTTCTTACCACCCGTTGGTCATCCATTATTGATAAGACAGTTTACATCGCGTCTTATAAAGACTGGTATGACCGCATATGGGAGTGTGAGGGTCCGTTTATCCCGTCAATTCACAGTGCCTATGGCACTGCTTTTGAAGGATGGGGTTATATAACCGCGGACACTGACTTAACAGCATTAGCTGCTAAATTCCCTGCCGTATCACACAGTGATGCGGAGCTTCTAGCTTTTGGCACCTCTGCCATTGCTAGAACCAGGCCTGACATTAGTCCCGCAAATGTGACGCAATTTCTGGTTGAACTTAAAAGGGATGGAATTCCTTTTAAACAGAAATTATCAAGGGAGCGTCTTCGCGAGATTCTTAAAAAGTTCTCTCGTGAGGACGCTAAAGTGGCCAGACACTCCGTAAAGGATGGGTCTGATCTCTTTCTCGAGAACACTTTTGGGCTTGCGCCCATGGTAAGTGATCTTAAGTCCTTCGTCGAAGTTGCTGTCAAGGGGAATTCTGTCCTTGACAACCTTCTTGCCAATAATGGTAAGACGATTCGACGGCGTTATCATTTTCCGGATGAGGATCTATCCACGACAGTGGGCGGACGTGCGGGAGCTGAACAATTTGGTTTTCTAAACCAATATCAGTTCTCGAATCAACACTATTTCGAAAATGGTGGTGATTTCCATCGTCCTATTTACTCCTATTTCTGGGATGTAAATACCAACCGAAAGGTCTGGTTCTCGGGAGCGTATAGAGTTTATATGCCCCCAGATATGGAACCAGTGTCTCGCTTGCGTTCTGTCGTAGATCATTTGCGATGGGATTACGGCGTGGAGCTAAATATATCCACTATGTGGAATTTAGCACCGTGGTCCTGGCTCATCGACTGGGAATTAAATCTTGGAGATTTGATAACAAATCTCTCCAAGTGGTCCAGTGATGCGCTGTTGTTGCAATATGGCTATGTGATGGAGAATACTAAATCCACTTACATAGTCTCTCCTCAGTCCGGTCAGCGTTGGGAAAACGCTTTAGGGGCTCAGGAGCCTAATACGACTCTTGCTGGTATGGGCATTCGTGTCCACAGAAAGAGGCGTATTAGGGCAACGCCTTATGGATTCGGGTTGACTTATGGTGAGCTTTCAGCTAACCAAAAAGCCATACTCGCCGCGATTGGAATCACTCGATTCTAGTCGGGGATTGTTACCTGCATTCGCAGAGTAATTTCCACCCTCCGCGTAGCATAAGAAGCAAGCTACGCTTTTAGATAGGAGCGATGCCAAATGGCCCTCGCAGATCAGTCAGTTACTATCAATTCCGTGGCCATCGCCCTTCCTCGTACAGGCTCGACGCTTACGTCGGGTGTGTTCGAATCGGGCGATGGGCTTGTGAAGGAAACCGTTTCCCATCAAAAGGGGAAGCGGACCCGTCACATGTTCCGGATTGACCACAACAAAGTTGCGGCCGATCCATTCCAGGCGTCCATCAACGCGAAGTACTCTATGAGTGCTTACGTGGTGTACGACGTCCCACCGGTGGGTTACACGGTGGCGGAAGCCAAGCAGGTCATCGATGGGTTTAATGCCCAGATCGCGGCCAGCACTGGCGCACTCATCACCAAGATTCTCGGCAACGAGAGTTGAGAGTTCTTCCCTGAAATCCAGGGGAGAAACTGACAAGTGAGAAACATTTGGCTCTGGAAAACCAACCTCTATTAGGAGGAAGTTTTGAAAAGCCTCATGTCGCTCTGGAAAGTGATGCTCAATGATTTGGGCATCAGGTGCTGCACTAGCACGGATCGTGACTTATTAACAGTCACGAGTCGGTACGAACACGAGGGGATATCGTTTCTTACGATAACCCTACCACGCTTTGGTAAAGACTTCCAAAAAAGTCTCGATCAAGGCATGGTCGACTCCAGCCTGTTTGCCGGTTTCCGGCGTTCAGGAGGTCTCCCAGCATTTCTGTCGGGTTTCCTTCGTCGTGTATTCGACCCTAGTGGTTCGGTACTGCCAAATCCGGACATCGACGCGATATTTTCTGTTAGACAGCTTTGTTTTGTCTTTGAGAAAATCGCTCTCGAGTGTTCGAAAGAACGCTACGAGAAAGCGATGCTCGGATATGTGCAGACTGAAGACGATGTCAAGGTGGCCGATAGGGGGCTTCCCGAAAGGGATGTCCTCTATCTCCGCTCTACTTTCGCCATGCTTTTTGGCGATTCAATCGACCGACTTAATCGCGATTTGCGAGATGGAAGGTACGATCGTTTCGTGCCCAAGCATGGACCTGGAGCTACAGCAGACTCTTTGGTTGGTAACCAAAAGTTTAAACAGTCTCGCTGGAGTTCCAGGCTCGAGAGAATACTTCCGGCTGGAGAGTTCATTATCCCCAACTGGAAGCATTATGCCCTTTTACAAGGCATTGACATCGTCCAACCTGGAAAAGAATTACCCGTTAGGGTTATTTCTGTTCCTAAAACGCTCAAAACACCAAGGATAATCGCGATTGAGCCAACTGCTATGCAGTATGCACAGCAGGCGGTTCTAGCGGCTATCCTAGATACATGGGAGAATGATGAATTCTTATCCAAGTATATCACACTTCAGGACCAAACGCCTAACCAGCGTATGGCCCGCGATGGATCGAAAACTGGCAGGCTTGCCACAATCGATCTATCAGAAGCTAGTGATCGTGTTTCGAATCAGCTTGTGCGGCAGCTTCTTGCTCCTTGGCCTGATTTTCTCGAGGTCGTGGATGCTTGTCGCAGTCGTACAGCTGATGTGCCTGGCTATGGCGTGTTACGTCTGGCCAAATTCGCGTCTATGGGCTCGGCGCTTACGTTCCCGATTGAGATGATGGTGTTCGTTGCTATCATCGTAAGTCGGTTGCGCAGGCGTCATCCGAACTCTTCGATTTCATCGCTTAAAAACCGAGCTTTGAAATCAACGCGTGCCTACGGAGATGATTTAATTGTCCCCGTAGAAATAGTGCGCGACGTGATCCAAGATCTAGAATCTTTTGGATTCAAGGTCAATAAGGACAAGACTTTCTACAATGGTTCATTCAGAGAGTCTTGCGGTAAGGAGTACTACGATGGAGTCGACGTTAGTATTAGTCGGCTACGACGCGTGCTTCCTACCTCCCGTCGCGACGCAAGTGAAGTTGTTGCCATGGTCGCTTTTAGAAACCAGCTTTACTTTGCTGGTCTCTGGACCACTTGCAGATGGCTGGATGAAAGAATTGAGCGTTTGCTCAAGTTTTACCCTCTTTTATCCACAACTTCGCCAGGTCTCGGTAGACACTCCCACTTGCCGCTTTCCGGTTACCCGGGAATGGTTCGTGGGCGGTACCAAAGGCTTGAAACTAAAGCCTATATACCGTACGGTATGATTCCAAGGAATCGTATCGATGATGTGCCTGCTCTGATGAAGTGTCTTATCCAGAAAGATCAAAATCCGGATGAGACACACCTGGAGCGTTCCGGTCGTCCGAAGTCGATTAGCATCAAACTTCGGTGGACTGCAGTCTCGTAGAGACTGCAGTTAGGGCTTGGCCCTATGAGG